TCACTTTGCTTTCCTTTCATTATCGCCGATGCCGGTTTCAACTTCCCCAATATTTCCCCATGGCAAGTTGTTTATTGAGGAGGCGAGATTGGATACGTTGATGTGCGCGTAGCGCAGCACCATCTTTTCCGAGGTCCATCCGCCAAGCTCCTTCAAGGCAATCAAATCCCGGTTGGCTATGTAGTGCCAGGTTGCCCATGTGTGGCGGCAATCATGGGGGGTGAAGTCCTTTATGCCAGCTCGGCGACACGCTCCTTTGAAGCCCGTTTTGATCTGTCCGCCGCCTTCATCGTCTTCCTTGACCTCATAAGGCTTTCCCCGGTTCGTGAGGAATACGGCGCCGGTACGATGCTTCATGTTGCCGAGGGCGACGACAACACGCGGATGCAGCGGCACGCCGCGATCGATGCCGGTTTTCGTGTCGAGGAAGGCGACATGGGCGCGCATCAGATCGACATCTTTCCAGTCGAGATACAGCGCTTCCGAGAGACGCGCGCCCGTGTACAGCAGGAACGTTACCAACGGCTTCAAGTGCGGTGAGCAAGCGCCAATGAGAGCATTTGCCTCGTCAGTTGTGATCCAGCGCACCCGCCCTTTAGGCTGCTTGGGGCGAGCTATGTCGAAAGGTGCGCAGAGACGATACTTTGCTGCCAGTTTCAGAATGGCCGATATCGGCGTGTAAACTTGGCGGTTCAGGGTTGACGGCGAGGCGTCTGGATAAAGCTTCCGGGCCGCGCGGTCGATGGCGAGCTGATCAATCTCATGTAGCGGCTTCGTTCCGAAGTGTTTGGCGATCTTATCGACAAAGCGGCTTGAGCCGCCTTGTTCCAGATACATCACGCTGGCTTCAAGGAACGTCGCTGTTTTGCTGCGGCCATGGATACTACGGTCGAGCAGTTCCGCTTCGCGTTTGATGCGGATTTCTTCCGCCCTTTTTTTGTCGTCAGTGCCTGTAGTTTCATCCACTGCGATGCCTCTGACGGTGCCACGGATGTACCAGTTTTTTCCTCCGTGACGCTGGACGAGCTTGAGGGGCATGAAAGTGACTCCAATAGTGCTTTGACATCGGCGTCCGTGAAAATCTTGCGGCGGCCGATTTGTCGGAAGAATGGGCGCTCCTTGAGTATTTCCTGAAGCGTGCGGCGGGAGACGTGCAGCGCAACCGCCACGTCATCCATGGTGTGAAGCTGAGGGAGAGACATCAGTCCCTGCCTTTCTTCTTCGCCAGACGGCGCAGATCCGCACGCCCCATTTTGATCGGGCTTGTCGGGCCGTTCAGTTTATAGCTGTTGATGCTACCATTTGCATGCATCCGGCGAATAGTTCGCGTTGAGCAGCCGAGCGCATGTGCGATTTCCTTGATGCCAACCGGGCTATCGTCTTTCATCTTTGCCACATTCCCTCGTGAAATCGGAATGCCGGCATCCGTTTAAACGGGTGCCGGCTTTTCGGGTCAGCAGATTTGCCGAGCCTTAATTGTTCGAGCGGTCGAGAACGTTGACCACCTCGTCGAGCATGCGGTTAGACGCATCCAACGCGCGCGCAAATTGATGCAGGATGTTCTGGTCGTAGCTCTCCGACTCGGCGATATGAGACATGTAGCTCGACAGAATTTTGCCGATCGCCTGCGCCTCAAAGGACTTATCGATAGCGGTCTCAATCTCTTCGGAAGTGGGCTTCATACGGGCGCTCCCTCCAGCTTGCGGCGGATGCGGCCCGGATCGATCACTTCACGGGGCGCGACAAGATCGCCCTCGAAGTAGACGGCTCCCATCAAATAATGGCGGCGATCCATGGCCGACCATTCGCGCGTAATCCAGAAAGGCACAGCGTTCCGGCTATGCCTGTCGTCGACCTCATAATAGCCGTCGCCGCTCCATTCGACGCTCGCGCGGCGCACGCCTACCATGACTGTAACGTCGCCCGAATTGTGGAATACATGGCCGCCGTAGACTTCCTGACGGTCGGGACGCATGCGCAGGAGAATTACCTCGATCTGCTTCATGCACGCTTCCAACTGTTCTTCGTCGGTAAGCTGCTGGATCTCGATGGTCGGCGCGACACTGGCGAGCGCTGTCGCCGGCACTGCGGCGCTGATGCCGACAGCCGATAGGAACGAACGGCGCGAGAGCGGCCCGAAGGCAGCGCTTGCATTGCTTGGCGTTTGTGCTGTAGATTTTCCCTGCATCTTTATATCCTTATTGGTGTGATAAAGGGCGGAGCCGGTTCCTACGCCGGGGCTCCGCCCTTTTCCGTTTGCTTCGCATTCAGACCCTCTTTCACTAATTCACGAATCGCCTTGGCTCTCGTGCTAATGCGGTTGCCGAAGCGATATTCATCAACCTGCTCGATCAAACCCTTTTCGAACATGATCGGAACACGTTCCGTCTTTGCTTCTGACATTTGCTGCTCCGTTATCGACGCCATCGGCGCTTTTTGTGCCGATTTTTTATTAATTGATCTTTTGCATTTGATGGTCAATAGATATTTGAGCCTCTTGTGCCGATTTTTTGTGGTGAGTTATGGTGAAGCCTCGCGAAAACCGCGTTCCGATGATGCTTTCGAACGATGAGCTTGAAGCAATTGATGATTGGCGTTTCAAAACTCGGGTCGCCACGAGGTCTGAAGCAATACGCCGGTTGTGCAAGCTTGCTCTGATTCTCGACGCGCGAATGGAAGGCCTGTTTGATTATAGACTTCGCGCGTTAGGAAGCGTCGCTCAGCTAGGGGAGGCGATAAGTTACGAGCCGTCCGACAACACAGAGAATGCTGTTGCGAATGCATGGAACTCTATCAGGGCGACAGAAGCCCTTATGCGCTCAGTCGATGAAAAGAGGAAAAGCCCTGAATCAGCTGCGGCCGCCTTCGAGGAGGCGGCTCTTGCGATTAGCGATCTGACGGGTCGAATAAAGGAGCTTTCGGATGCAATGATTACATTGCGAATGCCGTCGAAGATCGAAGAAGCTTTTCTCGACATTGAGGTCAATACAGAAATTTGGAATAGAATGCTTGGACGTCCATCAGACTTCGCACATCTCACAATTGATGAACTTGTCGATGTCCTAAAGAATGGCGGACAGCCCAAAGAAGATAAAATCTCCGGAAAGGATTAGGCGACTTAGGCGCTTGACTTGCCCCCAGGCCATAGTCATTTTCTCCGCAACGTATGGGGGATTTAATGACCAAAAGCTTTCTAGTGCTAGTTTGCGCATCTATTGCGTTGACCGCTTGCCAGACGGCGTCTCCGCAGGATGACACGGTCTACGTCCGAACCGATGGCATTTCACAGGTGGGACGCCCGGATCTTCAACAGCAGTTCCAAATTGACAGCACAGTTTGCATTGGCGAGGCACAGAAAGCGGCTGTAGGTGCGCCCATCGTCTACTCCAACGGTTCCCTTCTAAGTGAGATCAGCGCGGCTAGCGTGAATCAACAGAAGAGCAATGCTTTGAACGATGTGGTAAAGGGCTGTATGGCGCAGAAGGGCTATATACTGGTAAAGAAATCGGAAGCCGTGGCGACAGCACAGCGGTTCCGCGCTAACGTTAAGAAATAGAGCTGGGAGCATAACTGACTGGTGCGAGCTTGCGGACAACTTGTCCGTAAGATGATCGAAGCGACAACGTGTCGTTCTGATCATCCAAACATCCTGTCGAACATCTCGGCCGCCGTTTCCTGCTCCGACGATCTGCCCTTGAACATACGGTCGAAGTGCTCGGCACTGAGATAGATGACGTTATCGATTGGCCGGTTGAGATTGTTCTTTCGGCGCTTCTGGCTGTCTGCAGCTCTATGGCTGTCCGAGCAAAAGCGCGATGTCTTGCGCTTGGCTTCGAAAGGCACGCCGCACCAGGCGCATATTGCGCGGTGAAACTGCTCCTTCATTTCCTCGTTATAGCAGACGCGGCTGCAGAAGAGGGTACTTTCCAGCTTCGCGACGAACGCCGTTCCGCAACGCTTGCAGCTTGCCATCGCACGCTGGCGATGCTTTTCGTCCCGGCAGGTGCGACCGCAGAGAGTCTGCTCGTTGCCGCGCGGCTTGAACATCTCGCCGCATTGAGCACATTCCCGCTCCTTGTGGATGAGCATCGCCTTGTTGCGGCACTTCATGCAGCAATAGAGGGTCCCCGCCTTCTTCGGACGGAACGGCGTCTGGCATTCCTTGCACTGGCGCTCGTCGAGATGGCGGCGAGCGAGGCCCTGGCATTCGGGACTGCAATGGACCTGCTTAGCACGGCGCGGCTGGAATGATGTTCCGCATTGAGGGCAGGGGATGGCTTCCAGCCTGCGGCGAGCAACGCCGGCACACATGAAGGAGCAGTATTTTCGTTCGCGCTGGTCGGCCCCATAAGGCAGGAAAGGCTTTGCGCATACGTGGCATTCGATCCGCTCGAAACTCTCGCGCCTGATCGTGAGCGCCGCATTCTTGCCGCTTGCGCCGGTAGCTCGCTGGCCTTCGCCCCGCCACATCGCCCGGGCATTCGTGGCGCACTTGACGGAGCAATAGCGGCCGCGCCGCGTCGTCTCGCCGAATTCGACGGGGCCGCCACACTGGATGCAATGGCCGTCGATGCGGGTGTATTCGTGCTGGCCTTCGTCCCAGTTCGGCCTGACGGCGCCATTGCGCTTCAGCGCCAGCGCGACCAGCGTCGCAGCCTCATGGTCCGCTGTGCGCCAGGCGTGCCCCTGACGGCATAGATTGGAGCGGATCAAAGCCCGCATCTCGCCCTCGCGCTCGAATGCGCTTGATATCCAGATTCTCATTTCGCGAGCCAGCCGACTGACGATGCGCAGGCGATCGCGGCCGGAGAAGATCTCGGGCGGAGGCGGAGCGACATGCAGCTGTTCGATCCATTGTGACCTGTTGCGTTGCCTGCGACCCATATCGTCACCCGAACAATGTGTCGAACAGGCCGGCGCTGATCTTACCGGTTGCGGTATGGGGCAGCACTTTCACGCCGTCGCGCTGGTTGCGCATCACGGCGAGCTGATCGATATAGGCATCGTCCATCGCGCGCAGGATGGCGATGTGATGCGGCTGCATGGCGATGCGGTACAGGCGGCAATAGGCCTCAATCTCGGCGTGGGTGATGGGATTGGGGCCGTTCATGTGATAGCAGCGCGAGCGGCTGAGATCGAGGAACCAGCGCCATAGCAGCGCGCCACCAGAAGGGACGCGCGGCCGCTTGCGCGTAACGAGGCTTTCCTTGAGGGCCGTGACCATGTGATGTTTGAGACGGTCCGTCTTTTTCATCGCTGCCTCGGATGTAAGTTGATCTGCGCAACGCGATCGGGCAACTGGTCGTTCAGCTCCTGAACGCCCTGCCTGGTGATCCGGGTTGCGGTGTTCTCGACGAAGCCTTGAAGGTTGCCGTCGTTATCGACGCTCACGCGGACATCAGATGTCACATGAACGTTGACCGCAGAACCGACGCTGAGGCTGGACAGCCGATCGTTGGGAATGACCTGCGAGCCTCGCGGCAGGTTGACCAGCTCGGGACCTTCCTCACCCACCCAGGCAGTGCCGCCAGGCGCGAAATCCGTTCCCTTCGCGAAGCCAGGCCGTGGGGTCGGAATAGGAACGGTGGAGATATCCGGCACAAGCGACGAAGATAACCCGCCGCCGAGAATGCTGCTGAACAGGCTGTCGAAGATGCCTCCGGATTTGCTGGTGCCGAAGATGCCATCGAGCAGGCTGTCTTCAAGCTTGCTGATAAGCTTGTCGAGGACGCCGCTGAAGGCCTCGGCCGCGGACTTGCCCTGGCGCAGATCATCGATGAAGCCCTTGGTGGCATCCTTGGAAACGTCGCGCCATTCGTTGACGGCATCGCGCAGATTTTCCTGCTCCTCGTGCAGCTTGCTGGCGCCGACGCGGGCATTCGCATATCCGTCCGCGAGGGTGAGCATATCCTGCGCCTGCTGGCGGGCGGCAGGTGAGAGGTTGGCGAAATCGCCGCTGAGGAGCTGCTGGACGCTCTTCAGTTCCTTGCCGGCGGCAGTCCCTGCCTTCTGCGCCGCCGACAGCAGATCCTGCGCGGCGCCGGCTTTCTCGACGGCATAGCCATAATCGTTGACGAGCGGATTGATGGCAGCCTGCGCCGCCGTCTCGGCCTGAAGGGCAGCGGTGCGTTCCCGGATCTTGCCGGCCTCGCGATCGTAGCTGTCTAGCTTGTCGGCCTTGCCTGACCCATCCTTCGATTTTTTCGTGGTGGCATATTTCTTGTCGGTGATGTCGATCTGCTCGATCTCCGGCGCCGGCATCGTGGGGGTCGCATGACCGTGAGGGGTGGCGAAGCGCTTGGCCTCAACTGTCTGTGGCAGATCATCCTTGCCCTTCGTGGTCGCGTCCTGCATGGCAGAAATCTGCCCTTCGACGGATTTCAGCATGTTGCGGCCGACCGGATTGTCTTTGCCGTACTGAGCGATGATCTTGGCGCGTTGCTGTTCGAGATCCAGCAGCTTTTCGGAGTTGGCAATCTGCTCTTTGCCGGCGCTGAGCGATTGCATGTAAAGGCCGTAGATTTCCTTTTCGGTGTTGCCGGGCGGCGCCAGATCGGTCAGCGGATTGCCGTTGTTCATGGCAGTCAGCGCACCTTCCAGCGTCTGCCATAGGGTACCGGCCTTGCCGATCGCCGTGTCGAGATACTGGATGATGCCATTTATGCCGGCGATCGCGTTATCGAACTTGATGTTGGCGAGGCCGCCCGCGATGCCTTCCAGCAAGTTTGCGGTTTTCTCGGCTGCTCCGGTCGCCGTATCGAAATCGCCGACCAGGCGCGTGAGAGAGGTCTTGAGATCGGTGAAGGCCTGCCCGATCGTCGTCGAAGATCCTTTGAGCTTCGTGTCGAGATCCGACGATCCGGCGATGATGCCGTCGAAGAGGGCGCGGCTGGAAAGCTGCTGGTTGTTGACGAGGTTCTTCAGCTCGGCGACCGAGCCGTTCGCCTGCTTGATGCCCTTGGCGGCGGCTTGCGCCAGTGCCGGCATGCCTTCGACGATAGAGTTGAATTCCTCGGCATGGACCGTGCCGCTGCCGAGCGCTTGCGCGAGCTGCAGCATGGGGCCGGCCGCTTCCGTGGCGCTCGTGCCGGAGATGCGCAACGCCTTGCCGACATTATCGGTAAAGCCGATCAGCTGTTCGCTGGAAATCCCAAGCTCCTTCTGGCTGATCGAAACGCGGCTGTACAGCTGAGCAAGGCTTTCGATCGGCGCGTGGTTGCGCAGTGCGACTTCATAGAGCTGACCGAGTGTGGTCTTTAGGCCGTCGCCGGAGAGGCCGGCCACCTTCAGCGCGTTGGTAATGTTGGTGGCGGAGTCGGCCAATTCCTGAAACGACTTCACCCCGGCAATGGCACCGATCGCGGCGAAGGCCTTGCCGAAGGTTCCGACGCGCGAGGATGTGGTTGCCATCGCCTGGTTGATGCGGGCCGTGGCGCGCGCCATGTCGGCCTCCATCTGGCGCGTTGCGCGTGCGGAGCCGTCCGTGAGCTGCTGATAGGTGCGCGTGCCCGTCGCTGCGCCCTTCTGCATGTTCTTCTCGAAATCGCGCAAACGCGCCTCGAGCAATACGACGAGCCGTTCCGTATCGTCAGGCATGACCCCTCCTAGAAATAGGCGTGCTCTTCCGACCAGTCGTCGGAATCGTAGATGGATATGCCGCTGTCGCCGGCCGCGCAGCGCGCGACCGCCATGGCGGATGCAACCGCGCCGTCGATGCGGTCGCGGCTCTTGCCCTTGTGAAAGCTCTTGTTGCCGGCCTTGTCGGTCTCGACGGCGATGTTTTCGAAGTTCCAGCGAAGGATAGGATTGCCGCCATGGCGGAAGCGGCGGCCGATGATGGCGCGTTCCAGTTCCTTGACGGCCGGCGCCATAGTCACCCAGCCTTGCCGCATATCGACGCAAGGAAAGCCGTCATCGAGCAGGTTGTTCTTAAGGACCTGCGCCATATGCGGATCGAAGGCGATCTCGCGAACTTCGAAGCGGGCGCAGATCTCGCGGATATAATCCTCAACATAGCGGTAATCGACGACATTGCCCGGCGTTGGAATGATCAGCTCGTCTTCGGCCCAATCCACATAGGGCACTCCGTCGCGATCCTGCCGGCCGCGCAGATTATCGGCCGGGCAGAAATACCAGGGATGGACAACATACCCATCCTCGCCATCGCGCCAGGCAGCCACGACTACGGTCAAATCGCTCGTCGAGGACAGATCGACGCCAAGCCAGCAGGGCTTTCCTTCCAGATCGTCGAGATCGACGGGGAACTTGCCTTCGTCGTAAACCATCATGTCAACGAAGGGATCCGCGCTGTAGTCGAGCCAGACATTGAGGTTGAGCTGCTGAAAGGCCGAGCGCAGTGCCGGGATTTCCTCCGCCTCGCGGGCGAGCTGGCGCAGGCCGTCGATATCCGGATAGCCATAGGGGAGGCCGGGATTGGCGGCATACCAGACATCCTCGTCGCGCCAGTCCGCATCGCGCGGCGTCTCGAACAGGATCGGCAGCCAGGTCGGATCTACGATCTCGCCACGCTGGACCTTGCGGGCGTATTCGTAGAATTCGAAGGCGACGTTCTCCTGCCCGCGTCCGGCCGTGCTGATGACCATGAGAAGCGAGCCGGGAACCTTGACGAGGCCGGACTTGATCGCTTCCCACAAGTCGCGTTTCGGCCAGGCGTGCAGCTCGTCGGCCAGCGCGAATACCGGCGTATGACCGTGAGCAGTTCTGGCATCGGCGGAGATCGCCTCGAAGAAAGCGCCGTTCTTCGGGTTGCGGATACGGTTTTTCGAATCCGTCAGATGCAGCCGGCCTTCCATGCGCGGATGGGCTTCGATGATGTCGTAGGCTTCCTTGTAGGCGATGCGCGCCTGCGACCGGTCGGAGGCAGCAACCATACATTCGCCGCCCGGAATGCTCTCTTTCCCGATCGTATGCAGCAGCGCCAGCGCAGCACCGAGCGAGGTCTTGCGATTGCCGCGCGGCAGCATCATCGCGACGGTGCGCACTATACGGCGCCCGTCCGGATGCCGGGGGCCGTAGATCTTGCGCACGACGCGTTCCTGCCAGTGAGACAGGTCGAAATCCTTTTCGGGCAGGGTGGATTTCGGGTGCTTGAGCATGCGCAGGAACTGGACGGCGCGCTCCCCGTAGCCGAACGGATCGGGGATCTCCGAGTCATCAAAAATCCATGAGACCATCGAACAGCTCCGATTGCTGGCGGTCAAAGACCGAGCCGCCCTTGTCGCCGCCCTTCATCTTCGGGCGGGATCTGGCGGCCGGCGTCAGGCCGAGTTCCGCCGCCAGACGCAGCACCGTCGATTGCGCCTTGCCGAGCAGGCTAACGGCGGGGTTCTGTTTGAGGATGCCCTTCCCGCCGTCGATCAGCGGGCCATGCAGGTCGATGGCCTCCTGCGCCTTGCGCATGTTCCACAGCGCCATCACGTACGCGTCTACGGTACCGAACATGGCTTCCGTCAGCATCTGGCGCTCGCGCAGATCATCGACGACGGCAAGCCATTCGGATCGCATGGCATCGGGGATATGCGCGGGAACGGCCGGCGTTTCCGTCATGCCGCCTTCGATCACCTTCAGGTCTGCCTTTCGGCCGCGAGTGCTCATGCACCACCTATCGCTACGGTGCGGATTTCGAGGCCCTTACGCCGGCCAATCTCCTTCACCTCTTTGATGTTGTGGGCCATGCCGGCATAGATGACGCGATCGGCGTTCGTGATGCCGTCGAAAAAGCGGATCCGAAAAATCGTCACGGTCTCATCGGCGGCGCCATAAGCGCGGATGAACTCTTCCGTGGACGCCTGAATGATTTCGGCACGCTGCGTCGTGAGGTCAGTCCATGTGAAAATGGGGTTGCCGGTGTCATCGATGACATCGCCTGAGCGCTGAATGACGATGCTTCGATCGAGACGGCCCGCTCTCATGCGATTTCCTCCACCAGGGCGGATACCGTGACGACGGCGTGGCTCGTCTCGCCGTCCGGATCGCGCAAATATCTCACATTGGAAATGCGGATATCTGCGCAGCTATAGCCTTCGCCGAGAGCGAGCCTGCGCCCGGCTAACGTGAATCGCATGGTCGCTGCAATCAGCTTGACACCGCCCAGCCCCGGTTCCCGTTTCCAGACATGCAGATCCATGAAGACGCGCTGTAGCTTGCGGGCCACGCTGTCTCCCTCGTCGATCGTCTGTCCCTCGCCGATGATGATGGAGGGATCGGGCGCGGGACGCTGGTTGCGGTCGAGAATGCTTGATGCCGGGACAAGCATGGTAAGCGCCGCCGTTTCGACCAGGCGCGTGCGAATGCTTTTCTGAAGGGCGAGATCCGCGCTCATTGTCCACCCCAATTGTCACGCACAGCCTTGCTGATGGACCGTTTGATACGGTTAGTTATGCGCTTGCGGGTGAGGCGCACGGCCGGCCAGAAAAAGGGCTGCGCCGGGGCATTCTTCGTTCCATATTCCTCAAGGTGCGCATAGCGAACGTCCGTGTTGCCGGCCGTCACCATGACCGTGTTTTCGGGAACGACCTGCGAGCCGCCCGGCTGCGAGTATGGCGGCGTCGTTCCGCCCGGCGGCGTGGCGACGATGCTCTTTTCCAGATCGCCGGTATCCCTCGGCGCCAGCTGCTGCATGACGCCTACAAGCTCATCGCCAGATTTGATGATCGCCGGCCGCACGGCTTCCCGCACCGCTTGCGGTATGGCCTTCATGCGCTGCTGGAACCGGGCGAGGCCGCCATCGTTCGCCATGTCAGAAGCTCCAGTTGCGATATTCGCGCACGACATCCTGCACGCCGAACGGCAATGACTGCGCCGTCACGCCGATCACGGACGCCTCGCGGTTCTCGTACCAGTGGGCGGCAAGCATCAGGACGGCATTCTTGATGTCGAAAGGCACATCGCCCGGTTCGAAACCCGTCGCCATCTCGAAACCGAGCAGCCGGTTGATGTGGCTTTCGGCCGCCTCGACCTTCTGCATGATGAGCGCATCGTCGGCATCCCCGATGATGTTCATGTGCTGCTTTGCGGTTTCGAGATCGACGATCATGCGGCGGGCTCCTCAAGAATTCAGCAAGCGACAAACTGTCGTTTGCTGCGTTACGCGCCGGCCGTTGCGGCCACACGGACGATGTTGGAGTTGATCGCCAGGCTGATGTTCATCTTCATGACATTGTTGGCCTGATCGAGAGCCTCGGCGGCGCTCATGACCTTAGCGATGAACAGACGCTGGCTCGGCGTCGGATCGCTGCCGGTGGCCGGAGCATCGTTGAGGACGATCTTGAAGGCATAGTCGTAAGGCGTCTTTTCCGCTGCGATGACGGCCAGCTGACCGGCATCGGCATAGTCGATGGCAGTGACCACTTCCATGGTGCCGGCGTTGCGCGTGCCCTTCAGCGTCTTGTCTCGGCCTTCGCCGATGATGGACTGTGTGATGGCCTGCGAGGTGTCGCCAAGCGTGCCGAGCGTGTCCAGTTCCTTGACTTCTACCCAGGCTTGGCTGGTGAAATCAGCGGCGACGAAATCAGTGCTTTTCTGGTCGATTGCAGTGCCGATATAGAGCTTGCTGCCGGCCGTTGCGAAAATAGGCATGTCAAAAATCCTTATGTTGCCGCCGTTCAAGGCGCTGTTTCTTCGATACGTGGCAGGGAATGGCTGCCATCGGTTGCCAGTTGCTCCGGTCCCAAAAGAGGCGTTCATTGCCCTTGTGCGGGGTGATGTGATCCACCATGTCGGCGACGCGGCCGCAGCCACAGGCGCAATGGCGGTTCTCTGGCAGGGCGAGGAACGCCTTGCTTTCGCGCTCCCACTCGCGGTTGTAGCCGCGCGCGCGGGCCGATGGCCTTGTCTTGTCGTGACGCGCCTTACGTTCGCGGGCGCGGCGCTCCTCGCACGGGCAGGCTGCGCCGGAAGCGATCCGGTGACCGCAGCCACATATGCGGGGAGCCTTGACCGGCATGGCTATGCGACCGGACGGATGGATGCGTCACCGAGGACGGCGAGTGCCGCCAACGCGATCGAGGTTCCGCCTGCCTTGGTGACGGACGGACGGACATAGCGCCTGAAGCCGAGATAGCCGAGCTTGTACGTCGTCGCGGCTGCAAGGGTCGAAGGGATATCGCCCTGCAGCTCGCCGTCGTCAACATCAGTGAACGTGGCGTTGTCGTCGCTGTCCATCAGCTTGACGCCGAAATCTCCGGCTCCGGCGATCGCGCCGGTCGTGAAGACGAAGGCGAGGGAATTGAAGCCGAGCGTATCGATGCTGACACCATCGGCCGCCGCAGTCTGCACGGCCGGCGCGATCGCCTGCCTTGCGGCTATGTTGTGTACGATATCACGCATAAGGAAGTCTCCGGTTGAGGAAGAGGGTTCGCCAGGGTGGCGAACCCATGAGTTTCAAATCGCCAAGTTGGCGACCTGAAATCAGGCGGCCATCTTCAGCTTCTTGAACTTCGCGGCCTGCAGCACGCCGCCGCCGACGCGGCGGGTTGCGTGGATGCGCGTCATGCCGTTGGTGGCAAGCAGGTAAGGGTTGACGAGGATGGAGAGGCCGAGACGATCGACGATGCGATAACCGCTCCAGTCGCCGAAGATGATCGGGTACTGGTTGGCGGCGAGATCCGGCATGTCCGGCAGCTCGATGACAGGGCGGCCGAGGATGGTTTCCGGCTGGCCCTGCTGGAACGCCGGCTGCCAGATGTAGCGATCCTGCGCATCCTTGAGGGTGCGGATGATGCCGAGCGTCGTACCGTTCATGCCCCAGGTGCCGGCGTTGCGGTAGAGCGCCGGCAGCGAATACATCAGCTTGATCATCTGATCTGGGTTCAGGATGGTCGCATGGCCGTTCAGCATCTCGCCGATATCGGCGTTTTTCATGATGCCTTCCGGTTCCAGCGCGCCGTTGCCATTGACGAAGGCAGCACCTTCCTTCTGGCCGAAGTCTTCGGAGAGCGCGAGGCGCACTTCCGACTCCGCCTGTCCAGCCGAATCGGCCAGCAGCTGATTGGAGATATCGACATAGGTGTTGGCTTCCTTGACGACGATCTCCGCCTGACCGAAGGCGGGTTCGCTCCCTTCCTGCGGCTGCTTTTCACCCTTCCACTTGGCATTGGTGATGCCGGTGCGCTTCGGGTATGTCTGTGAAGGCGCGCTGGTCGAGCGGACGCTGGCAACCGAGCGGACAGGGGATACCAGCGTAAGGTCACGGATGAATTCCGTAGTCATCTCGGTCGGGGCGAGATAGCCGCCCTGCGGGTCGCTGGACACGCTGAGCGCCTTCAGCTCGTCAACCGGCGCCTGGTTGCCGAGGCGGAGATAAGTGCCGAAGGCCTTCTTTTCGATCTCGACCTGCTCGTCATCCTTTTTGCCTGCTCCGCCGCCAGGGCGGTTCGCCTTAGTTTCGAGCGCCTTGATGCGTTCGTCGAGTTTCGACGTGTCCGTCTTGGTCTCGATCTCCTTCAGCTTGTCGTCAACGGTTTTCGTGAGGCCGTCGAGCGCCTTGGTGACGATATCGGCCGGATCGTCTTCCTCACCCTTGTGGATGAGGGTAGATGCGCCGAGAGCGGCAACCGCCGCCAGGTTCCTTACGTGTCGCATGATTACCTCGCTGCGAAGTGGGCTGCCGCCCGGTTGATGGCCTCGGCAATGCCGATGGCCTGAACTGCCGACTTGGCGCTTGTGACGCGCGCGCCGGGATGCATCGGGACCGTGACGAGGCTGACTTCCATCAGCTGCAGGTCCGAGATGGTTCTGCCGACGCCACGGCGTCCGGCCGATTTCTTGCTGATGAAGCCGATCGACAGGCCGCGAACCGCGCCGGCCTTGACCAGCGCATGCACCTCGCGGGCGCGGGCAACCTCGTTGATCAGCAGCGCGCCCTTGACGTTAAGGCCGTTGGCGTCCTCGGAAGCGTCCGTCCAGATCCCGATAGGGTCGCTCTGATCGTGCGAGAACAGGATGGGCAGCGGCAGGCGCGTGCCCGAGAAGGCGCCCTTCTGGATCACATCGCCGATACGATCCGGCGATCCGAACTGCCACGCCACGCCGGAAATCTCGCCGGTATCCGAAATGTTCATCTTGGTATCGAAGTAAAAGCGCTCCATCATTCGGCCTCCGGACCAAATTTGCGACGATCTGCGGCGAAGGTATCGACCTGCGCCTGCAACCAGGCGGCCGCCTTCAGCACGCGGACGATGTTCTTGTGGTTGGACGGGATCTGCTTGCCGTCTTCCTCGATCTCCATGCGCAGGCAGCAACGGGCGAGCGAATTGATGCGGGCCGTCTCGCGGGCTTCCGAAGAAACCTTGCCCTCGTCGTCAGCCATCTCCGCCAACTCGTCCATCATGGCGATGCGCGCGTTGCGCTGCGCCTGGCTATCGGGACCGGCCACGACGAAGAAAATCCCGGTGCCGTCGCCGGTCCAGGGATTGACGATCTCCATGCGCCGGCCCTTGTCCTGATCGACGACGTTGGAAAGGATGTCGGAAAGGTCCATCACTGCGCATTCTCCGGTGCTGGCTTCGCCGGCTGGCGAAGGTCGATGTTGGGATTTTTGAACTCGTTGCCGCCGTCGTACGGGGCAGCGCCCTCCCAGCCGCGAATTTCGTTAGGGTTGAACACGCGGGCGCTGATCAGGCTGGAATAAGCCGTGGCGCGCTGTACGATATCGGCGCGCGTCAGGTCGTCGCGGTCGAAGACGACGCGGTAGAGCTTGCGCTCATCCGGCGTGAAGAGGGCACGGCGCAGAGCGCCTTCCAGCGATTTGAGCCACGGCTCCAGCGTGTAGACGAGGAATTCGCGGCCCATCTGTTCGGCATTCGACCAGGTGGCGCGCGTCAGGTCGTAAAGCATCGACGGCGGAACGCGGAAGGCGCGGGCAATCTCGACGATCTGGAATGTTCTCAGCTCAAGGAACTGCGCGTCGGTGCTGTTCAGCGTCATGGCCCTGAACTTGGCGCCATCCCACAGAATGGCCGTCTTGCCGGCGTTGTCGGCGCCCTCGTGCGCGGCCTTCCAGCCGGCCTTCATCTTCTTCAGGCCTTCGTCGCCAAGGCCCTTTTCGAACTCGATGACGCCGGACGGCCGCGCGCCGTTCTTGAACAGAGCGCCAGCATGCTTCTCCATCAGCTTCGCGACGTTGATGGCGTCCAGCGCCAGCGACAGGGGCGAGCGGCTGAAAGGGCTGCGCAGATGGATGATGTTGCCGATCTCGATGGCGCGATTGTTGATCTCAAAGGACGGCTCCGAACGGCCATCGGCGCTATAGGTCACCGTGTAGTAGGCCGGCTCGTAGCGAACGATCTCGCGGATATCGTCGCCGACACGGTTGACCCACGCCAGTCCGCCCTTGTCGTTCGTCAGGGCGGTCGCAACCAGATCGCGAATGAGGTCGTAAAAGCTGCTCCATTCGTTGGGCTGATCCTTGAGGAGGATCGAGACAGGGTGATCCTTGTCTTCGGCCTCACCATCGGCGCCAGCCTTCATCACCTTCACGTCGAGGGACGCGGCGGCTTCCGAAATCAGGCGGATGGCGCACTGGACTGCGGGGACCGTCAACGCCATGCCGAGGCCGATGCTGCCGGCCGCGCCGTTCCCGGCTGTCAGCACAGCGATTTCCTCATCGCTCGGATTGCCAAGCGATTTTTGCTCAATTGCGGGCGCGGATTTACGGAAGAAGTTCAGCATTGCGATTTTATGCCGAACTTTTTCTGATTTGGAAATTTGACAACTGCGGACAGTGGATATCCCGCTAAGCCTTTGTCTTCCAAAAAGAAAATGCTTCTAATTGAGAAAATTATCGAGCGAAGGTCCCCCCGCCGGTCCCCGGAAAGGGCCGAAAGTTCAGACCCACCCCCCGGCCACGGCTACCGAGGTCCGAAAGTGTTCCAGACCAGAACGCTTCGGCTCGCTTGACCCGTTCCCACTCGAAACGGGTTTCCCTAACGCTACATCGAGCCTGTTGGGCACGGCGCGTGCCTCCTCACCCTTCTCCAAAGCCCTAAGAGCACTATCGGCAAACTCAGAGAGAGAGATTCTTCCACTCGATATCTTCGTGGTACTCAGCTTTTTGAACCCTATGCGCCGCTTCAGCCAGTCCACCCACTCTTTCGAAATTATGCGGATAACGTTGGTGAGGTTCTTTTGGCCTGGAACCGGCCGCACCTCTACGTCAACATGCGCATTCTCGTCTCTTGCCCTGCGCAGAGCGTTCTGCACAGTCGTGCGACTAATGCCTGCCTCAGCTGCGATCTGATCGATACACAGATCACAGCAGCCTTTATCCATGACCTCGCGCACAACGATAGCAAGAGCGGCCTGCTCGCCGTGGGTGTAGTGCTGACGGATATTCTCGGGAAGTTCACTCGGGCCGCCTACGATACGTTTGCGACGGCGTGATGCCTCTTTGTCCGGCGAGACAGGACGTGCACGCGGTCCTTTCGGAATGAAGCGATTGGAGAGTCGTCCGATGGAGCTGGCACGACGAGGCGCAGCCTTTCGCGTATGCGCCTCACCAGTCTCATAGGCCTTAGCCAGCTCTTCGTCACGGCACGCGCCAGAAACCAGCCTCGTGCGCAACAAGGCTGCTGAAACAGAAATTGAGGAGGTCACTTGTCTGCGCCTCCCTGAGCCTTCAGTTTGGTATAGAGATCTGCCTTATCCTTCGGAAGGCGCTTCTCCGCATTCTGAATAAGGCGCTCGGCCTGAAGCTGTTTTTCGGCTGCCGTCTTCTGCTTTTGCGCGATCTTGCGGCGCAGGCGTCCATTCTTCGCCAT